GTTGCCGGTGAAACCGCCAAGAATGGTGTTCTTGGAACCAGTCGTGATAAGATAACCAGAGCCATATCCTAGATAGGTGTTAAATGTGCCAGTGCTGTTTTGCCCAGCCGAATAACCCAATGCAGCGTTACCGTTTGCGGTGGTGTTGGAATTTAGTGCTATTCTTCCAAGGGCAACATTATAGTTTCCCGTTGTATTGGAAACCAAAGCATCGTGACCCATAGCCACGTTGTCTGCGCCTGTCGTATTGTTATACATAGCACTCATACCAACAGCAGTATTGTAGTTTGCGGTGGTGTTGTTATATAGAGATTGCTGCCCCACAGCCGTGTTGTAGTTGCCAGTAGTGTTTTGTCGCATACTTTGTTGACCGACAGCAGTATTTTGTGTGCCAGTAGTGTTGCTAAATAGCGAAGTTCTACCAAGAGCAGTATTAAAGGATGCGGTTGTATTGTTGGCTAATGTGTTGTCACCAACTGCTACATTCTCTGCGCCTGTAGTGTTATCGTAAAGTGCTTGATACCCCACTGCTGTGTTTTCGCTGGCGGTGGTGTTGGAGAACAGTGCCTCACGACCAAGTGCAGTGTTATTACTGCCTGAAGTGTTGCTGTATAATGAATTAACAGCAAGTGCAGTGTTATTAGTGCCTGTACTGTTGGTTTGACCCGACTGATACCCAACAAAAGTATTAGCATCTGCTACAGTGCTTAAACCCGCTTGATAACCAACCATTGTGTTAGCTACTTGAGTTGTTACGGCATACCCTGCTTTATAACCAAAGTAAGAGTTTGAAGTACCAGTAGTATTACTATACGCAGCCTGATACCCCACTGCCGTGTTGAAGCTGGCGGTGGTGTTTGAAGTCAAAGCATTATTACCAATCGCAGTGTTGTAACCACCACTTAGCGATGCATCATCCAAAGCAGCATCACCCAACGCCACGTTGCCTGTGCCAACAGGATAGTTACCACCCAGCTTGATTGTGCCGTCTTGAACCGTAAAGTTGGTAGCTTCGTCTACTTGATTTTTTCCGACCTTACTTAGAGCCATCAGGTGATCTCCAGTACAGACAGGGTAACGTCAGCGGCTGATGCCTGTGAAGCTGTCACAGTAATCGAGTCGGCCTCGTTTACAACAATCTTTTGATCTCCACCTACGGCAACAAGAGCGCCCCCAACCGGAACTGGTGCGTCCTTGACGATGTAAACATTATCGCCGTCATTGTTTACAAACTGAATATCTACGGTAATCCCTGTAGACAAGATGTTTGCCACGTTCATGCCGATAACTGTCGTTGATGTACTGGCGGGGCAAGTGTAGATGGTGGCTGCGCTTGTACCAACCGCCGTGTCCGTTACTGTTTTAAATGTATTTGCCATTTCTTACCCCAGTGCAATTGCAAACGCCAATGCGTTTGGGTCTTGTTCAACAAGGTTCACTGCGTTGCCACTAGCATCATTGTAAACCATTTTCTCTGACGGCATTGTACAAAAAACTGTACGAGTGCCTGCTGCCCAGTTGATCTTCTCATCGCCAATTGTCAGCGCCGTGTCGTCCGCCAGCGTTACTGCCGTGCTTAAAGTAATGCTTGTCTGACTTGCTACACCAGCAATCGTCACAATACCGCTGATCCCCGTGCCACGCACACGCTGACCAACAGTTAATGTACCACCCTGCACATTGTCCACCGTAACAGAGGCCGAAGCACTAACCGCACCGTTTACATCTGCGGTAATCTTTGTACTGCTGCTTTCTAGAACAGTGTCACGCGATAGGGTTGTGCCGGACAAAGTGTATGTACCAATGCCAACCTCAAAGTCCGTGCCATCGGTGCAGGCATAGTAAGTATTGTTGCCATCACCGATTTCGGAAAACGCATCAAATCCATTTAAGGCACCGGCAAGAGTTAACGTGCCAGTGCCTGTCGTGGTTGTCGTTTCCTTGACGCGATCCTTGATTACAAAGGCCATTACTTCAACTCGACTGACAAGTTCCCTGCGTTAATACGGAAGATGTCACCAATCGCAAGTGTCTTACTTGCGTCCAGCGCACCCACAAACAAGATGTTTGAGCCGTCAAAGGTAAGCACCGCGTTATCAGCCAGTGTTACCGCTGTGTCTAGTGTAATGCTTGCCTGAGAAGCTACAGCCGATACACGAACCACGCCGCTTGTGGCACCAGTAATACCTGAACCAGTTACGATGTCGCCTACTGAAATCGTACCCACGTTACCGTCTAGGGCTACTGCGGTTGAGGCTGATGTTGCACCGTTCACGTTTGCTGTTGCGATATTTGCGTCAGCTACAAAAGCATGTGTTACTGTGTATGAAGCCGCTGTACCTGCCGCTGCCGCGTACTCGATGTTGTTATCGTTAATAACTCTCTGAGTGTCACAAACAACGGTGTCGCCTGCGGTGTGCGCGTAATCTGTAGTGCTTGATGCGCCGCGTGTACAACCTGTCAGTGTGTTTGTGCCGTCAAAGTTAAGAGCGGTGTCATCAGCCAAGGTAACGGCTGTGTCTAGTACAATAGCGTTCTGACTAGTGACGGTGGCTACGCGAACCGTGCCACTGATACCTGTGCCAGTGACAACCATACCAACAGTGATTGTGCCAGCATTGCCGTCAACCGCCACGTTAGTTGAAGATGTGACCGCACCGTTTACATCCGCAGTAGCTGTTGTGTCCTTTGCGGTATATGTAACAATCTCATCATCAATAGTTACTGTACCGCTTACTGGAAACGCTTCAGCATCTGTTAAGATTAGCTCTGTGTCGCCTTGGGCAAAGTTCACTGCGATAGTGGTAACAGATTGTTTCCAATCTGCTGCTTGTACCTGCTGGCGTATGTAGTTAGCGTCGTCCGTGTCTACTTGAACCTCAGTGACGCTACCGTTTTCCGCAGATGTCACTGCGGTGGCTAGGCCGACATAAATACTGTTTCCCGGCGTAGCAAAAGAAAGGGAATCGTTCTTGAACAAATAGTCAATAACGCGCCTTTCTAGATAGGTGGTTGCTGCATTTGATGTTGCCATCGTCTTTTACTCCTGTTTATGTGCGTGGCCTATCAGGTAGACCTCTCCTGTAGGCATCGCTATTCTCTCTAGCTTCAGCCAAATCCTTTAAGCGTTGTACTTCTTGCGCGAACCGCTGCTCATACAACTGCAACATGTCTTGCTCGCCTTTCATGTAAGTATACGCTTCAACGAGCGAACCGTAAAGAAGGGCATTCGGAGCATTCTCACTAAGCCACGTTGTTCCAGATGCCAGCCCGGCAGTAATACTGGCTGGACGATAATAATAGTGTAGCTCTACGTCATACGCTAAATTCGGGGTCGGCCCAACAATGAAGTTATCTACATCAAAAATAGAATAGTATCGAGGTGTTGCGTTGCTGCCGTAATCAATTGAGTAACGCTGAACAAAATTAACGTCTTTAAATTCTAGGAACTCTTGGTAGTTTGCTGTAGTGATCTGCAAAGAAAACGGAGCCAAATAATCTACAGGAACATTAAGATAGGGGTCGCCAACCGTAAGCTGCGAAGTAGCGTTCTTGCGAAATAGCTCAAGATCAACAAGCGTAAAGATACGGTCTTCTGCACCGCGAATAAACACTGGCAGGTTTGTTACAAAGGATGTCTCAGAGTTTTCTGTAAAATCCTGTATTGCTGTTTCTAGCTGTGCATATGTAAAGCTCATTTAACTCACCAAAGTTACCGGCCCAGCGGTCGCATTTTGACCGCCGCCTCGTGTGTTACCGGCTGCCGCTGTTCCCGTGGCGACCGTGAATGTGTATCTGTCTGCGGTGGCAACGGTGATAGAATACCCCGAAGCATTTTCCAAAACCGACTTATTAAACCCGTCAAAACCCTGTACCTCCCTAAAACGCACAATATCTGCTGTAGACCGCCCATGTGATGGCTCATACACCGTAATCGTTTGTGTTCCCGCAACTCCGCTAGTAAAGGGGTTATACGACAAAAGTCTAGCCGTTTGCGGTTCTACCCTATCTGGTCGAGCATCTTTTAACGCCTGCGGGTCTACAGTACGGGGGCGCGGCTCTAGCTGCTTATGCTTGGGCTCATATTCGTCGCGACCTACTAAAAGGCCATTCCACTCCCTACGCATATCCCGGTAACGATAACGTAGCCCGGAACGGTCTGAAATAGCAAAAGCGTTTTTTCCTACCGCAAACTTGCCCATTACCCTGCCCTAAAATACTCATACTGAGGTACTACGTTAAAGGAGGCTCTGTCCCGATCTTCAGACATTGCCCGCTCAAACTCTTCCTCATATACTGCTTTTAACAATTGAACCCGGTTAGGGGCGCGTTTAATCGAAATGTAATACGCTAATCCCGCAGCTAAACAAGGGTAAAACCTAAACGGTACTTCCATCGTGTTTACGGTATTAGCGGCGTCATCCATCCGGGTCAGTGCGTCATAGTAAACAACGTCAGTGCTGTTGTCCGGTATCGGCCACAATTTTAGTTCCGGGCTTATCTGACGATCTAGAAAAAACTGGGACGGTCGGCCTTCCGTTGTTTTTGTAGGAATGTTTAGATAGTCGGCGCGACTAATTCTTTCCAAAGTGTAGTCAGTGCCGCTGCGGCGTACCACTACTGACAAAATGTCAATTACATCGTTAGTAAGCGTGTAGTTTCCTGTGCCCGAAACCAGCGCTTGGCTGCGCTGCGTAATAGTCCACTGGTTTAACCCCCTGTTTGCCCACTCTGCAAGCATGAGGTTGAGCGAACGCCGCGCAGATTTGAGGTCGTATCCAGTACGAACCTCTAACCCACAACGCTCAAACGCCTCCTCGATGTAGTCGGCGACATCTAGCTCAAAAATTTTGGTTCCGGAAACGGCCATCTTATGTCTTCTTCACCATCCCGCCGCCGCGCATCTTTTTAACCATTCCGCCGCCGCGCATCTTTTTAACCATTCCACCACCGCGCATTTTCTTTACGGTGCTTGTTTTTTTAACCATCTTACGAGGTT